CGTATTTTCGTTACCTGTCACCGTTTTTTCGTTCACCGCCAAATCATTCACCGCTTCTGTAGTTTCAACCGCTTTAATATCTTTGTTATCCATCTGTCTTAATCCTCCATAAGTCTAAATACTGTTACACCCGTTCTGCCGCACCGCTACAAACAAAAACAGGGCTTGCGTCCGTTTATCAAAAACCAGAACACAAGCCCCTTGCCAACAGACAAGAGGCTTATGCTCCGTATAAAGCGGTGCGCCTGTCAGATCAGGCTTCTGATGTCTGCTAACATATCGGTATCGTCCACGATGTAAACGCCGTTGAGCTTGTCGATCTCCATCAGCTTTTTGCCGTCATTCTCCACAAGGAGATATGTCAGCTCTATCGTGACTTTAGCCTCCATGCTCTCGCCCTTTTCGATCTTTCCGGGTTCAAAGCTCTTAACCCTTCCCATCTCGACAACACGCAGCCCCTTGAAGGTATAGCCGCCGTTCTTGTCGTATACCTGCTGTGCCGCCCTGAATGTCAGATTGACGGTCTTTAAGGGTGAAAGCATATCGGCACATGATGAATACAGTGTGTTGAACTGTACTTCCTGTTCCATGCTCTCGAACTGCCCTATGGTAGGGCTGTCGATTTCCCCGGCGATTCCCATTCCCGATGTGGTGCTGCTCTTCATCTTGACGGTGGGAAGCGTAACCGATGCCGCTACGCCGATCATGATGTTGCCGTCAACATAGCTGTTCGCATCGTTAATCTTTTCAGGTACAAAATTATTGCTAATCATTGCTCGTTACCTCCTTTACGCTAACGCCGCCGATAATGCATCGGGGTCAAATTCAAGCACATTCTCGATGTCCTCTGCCGGAGTGTAAGGCGTGAGGTACTGATGGAAGGTGATCTTGCCGTTGAGAAGATCAGCGGTAGTGTTCTCTTCCTCGTTGAACACGATCTGATACCTTGCGCAGATGCCTCTTGAAACAAAGCCATTGCCCCTTACATTCTCGCTGTCAACGATAGCCTCAATGAGTCTCTTGTTGGCAGGGTCATCCACTTTCTGGAAGTAGGTAAGGATGAAGGTATTTGCAGACCAGTTGAAGAACCTCTTTACAGAGAACCATCTATCCTTGGGGTCAGTAGTTCCCGGATATGCTGCGGTATTATTGCCCCACAGTCTGAACCCGGTAAAATTAAGAAATGTAGCAACACCGAAGCCGTTTACTACATTCGCCTGATCCTGATCGAGCAAAACTTCTGTAGTTCCGTCCGCAAGGCAAGTACCCGAAATGTTCAAGGTCTTGTTTGAAGGGCTGACATTGGGTGTATCATCGTTCATGGCATCCACATAAGCCGTGAGTGCTGCGGCGATAGACGAACCGCTGTAAACCTTTTCGCCGACCTTCGCATACAGCCATACGGCGTAAGCGTTCGGGTCAGATACAGCCTGTGTCTGTTTCTGCGTATTCACATCGCTGTACAGCTTTGCGCCGCTTGAACCGCTGTCGATGTCGATGATCGTAACGCATGAGAACACACCGTTGATCTCCTTGGTCTTTGCCTGTAACGCCGCCGAAACGGTAGCACTTGCGGAGAACCTCGGAGCAGTGAGGATGCCCGGTGTCATCTGGAACTTGGGGAATACCTGACGGATTACTTCAAGTCCTGTTTCTGCGCCGGTAGACGCATCCACGCTGCCGACAATATCCGCTGCGGTTACGCCGCTCGGATTGAGCTTGTTGCCCGCAACGGAAAGGGTTGTTGCTGCCTTTGCCGTTACCGATACCATGATGAGGTTAGCCGTGCCGTCCTCGTTGAATGATACGGTGTAGTCCGTACCTCTCACAAGAGTAGTAGGGTCTCCGCCGCCGCTTCCGGGTATCTGAACCGAAAGGGTGTTATCAACGATCAGCCCGACCTCATCGATCTTCGCAACATGGTTGCTGACTGAAACACTTGATGTAGTGAGAGCCGTCTTGTGAGCGGCTTTTGACGGGTCAAGCACATTTATGAGAATGAGCGGCCCCGTACCGATCACATCGAAGGTAGCGGATATAGCCTCGCAAAGGGTGTACTTGTCGAAATCTTCCGACCAGCCCAATGCCATGATCGCCTCTTTCTTGCTGTTCGCAAGAATAGGCACATTGACCGCCTTTGAGGGGTCTGCCAGCGTATTGATGGGAGCGGTGCCGACAACGACCTGAAGCCCCGCCGTACCGAGTACGGGAGCAACCATGCTTGTATCCTGTTCGCTCACATATACGCCGTGTTTGTAGCTTGCTGACATAGCCTTTTTCCTCCTTAAATTTCGCTTTTTATTTGCTTATAAAGGATAGCCTCCGGGCTGTCCTTGATTTCAAGTTTCCGTCTCGTCTCTGCAAACTCGCTTACAGGAACGATCAAAGCATTGGCGATGGGGTGTTCCTCGACAAAGCGTTTAAGGTATTCCGGGCGTTCGCCTGTGAATATCGTAAACTGCCTTGCTACACCCTTAACGCTCGGAGCGCAATATACATACGCCTCTGATTCGTCAATTGCTCTCTCGCTGACTGCTGCCGCCTCGGCTTTTGCCGTGGCTTCCTCTGCCTTGACTTCCTCGGTCATATTGCTTTCAACCTCTGCCGCCTCGGTCTTTTCAGCTTCCACAGCCTCGGACACGCTTACGGTTTCGGCTTTCTTGTCCTCCGCCTTTTTGGCGGTTTTGGTCTTATTATTCATAACAACTCCTTTAATGTCGCATCCTGTGTCATTGCCGGTGCCGTGCAAGTGATCGCTATTGCGCCGTAATAATACGGCGTTGTGTCATCGTTCTGCATCGCCCATGAGATAGGCTTCAGTATCGTGAATATGCCGCCGAAATACGGGGCTGTGCATATCCGCTGCACTATATCCTCCTTGATGTTCGCCACATCCTGATAACCCAGCCTTTGCTTGCCTGTATCGTAACAACAGATCACGAGCGAAAATTCTACCGTCTGCGGGCTGTCATCGTTCGGAATTGAGCCGCCTGTCATCTGGCAGACTATGTACGGTGCCGCCGCCTTGTCAGTATCGGCATCAATATCATTGTCTTCCGGGATTGGCAAATCCTGTTTATAAATCTTTAGCGGCTTGCGTCCTTCCTGTCCGTTGTACTTCTTGCCCTCGAACAGCTTTTCAAGCATCTCGATCAATGCGTCTTGGCATAACTGCGGTGTTTTGCCTATGCCCGCAATCTCAACCATGTTAGCGTAATTACTGCTCATTTCTTCGCCTTTCGTGCTGCTGCCCTTGCAAGGATTTTAGCTACCTGTGTATCTATCCTCTCTCGCAAGTATGCCTCTACTGAAGGTTCTACTACCGGCCATATCGTATTGTGCATCGCCGTAGCTGACGGGCTGCCCATAGTCCATAATTTCTCAACACGCCCATCCGATGTAGTCCATCTCGGAACGCCGTTTTTTGTTACCTTGTGGCTCGAATTTGAACCGATGACCCTCTGGACGATGCCTACATGGCCGCTACTGAATTTGACCGCAAAGCCTTTGCTTAACCTCGGACTTGCCGAACCTGTCAAAGGCCGCATAGCCGATGCCTTCAATACCTTTGCTGTGACAAATTCAGGGGCATTGTAGATAACCCGCCATCCTGTGTATGTCTCTTTTGGGTTATAGGTGAAATACCCTAAATCGTTTCTGAAACTCGATATATGTAACTCTGCGTTTAGGCTTGTGTTGGTCGCTTTCTTTCGCTGTACAAGTTCTTTCAGGTGCTTTTGTCCTGCGGCGTTGACTGCGTACCGAGCCTTCGCCTGTGCGATCATCAGCTTTCTTGCTTCCCTTGCCGTTGCGTTGATTGCGACTTTAGCCGCTGCCGGGGTTTTGCTTTTCAAGTCTCCGAGAGCATTTTTAACATCATCCATCCCGGATATGGTTATAGTCATATTACCGGCATTATAGGTGACATCGCTCATTGTCTCGTCCTCTCCAAGGTCATGCGGTACACGCCCGCATCTTCCTCGCACAGCTTTATAGAAAATGTCCTCTGGTGGTCTGTGCCGCCGTCAAGCACTAATTCCTTGCCGACTTTAGGCTTCAGTCCGTATTCCGATACTTTGACAAACAGGATGGTATGCGCCGTGTAAAGTCCTGTATCGAAGTTCTGTTTTGCCCCCGCTTCCCAATGCGCCTTGTGTTTCCTCAAATCTTCCTCGTCAATGATAACGAGCATTTCTTTTCCGTCCACAAGGTGCTTGTCGGCGTGTTCGTCACCGTTGAAAAAAGTACTGTCGATCTCGACTGCCGCACAGTCCTTGAATGTCGGCATCTTCCATTCTTCCCCGGTGTCTCCCCCATATTCCTGTACAAGGTCAAATAAAACTCCCATAACTCACCGTACCTTTGCAATATAAAACCCCGCCCGGACTGCCTGAATCCGGGAGGGGTCATCCTCTGTTTGTCTTGTTCCGTCTGACCGCTGCCCTTATCAGCAAACAGTAGCCACAAGCCAGCTGTCTACCTTGTCGGGAATCGGGAGCGGATGAGCCTGAAGCTCAACCATGCGGCGGTCAGGATGATGCTCAACATAGGAGCGGAGCAGCCTTGCGGTCTGTGCCGTTACCCATGCCTGTGAATCATCGTCAATGTAGGTGCAAGCACCATACGCCATCATGAATCCGGCATTGGACGAGATCAGCACAACCTTGTTGGCGGGAACGAGAGGCTTTGTCTCGGGCGATGAAGGGTCAGTCCAATCATCGTAGTAAACCTCTGCGTACTCGTAGATGTCAAGGCTGGGCTTGTTCAGATGTCCGATGTACCTTACGCCGTTAGGCAGGTCTCTGGGCTGTATAAGCCCCAACTCGATGCGCCTGTTGTCAAGCTGCTTCTGAACATCTGCATCCGTAAGGAACAGACGGAGGGCGGTCTTTCCGAAGATTGCCATATCGACATTGGTAAAACCGTTCGTGAGGGTCGCTTCCGTCCAATCATCGAGATTGTCAAGAATCTTTGCCCCGGACTGACCCCATCTGTTTGTACCTGTAAGGGTCACGGTATTTGTGAAACCGAAGTCGATAGTCTCCTCCACGCCGTCACCGACAACGGGAATCTGACCTGTAACGATAGCCTGTACAGCCATCCACTCCTCACGGCGGGTAGTAGCGTCATTCAGACGGTTGTACTCGTCAATGAGTTTCTGCGCCCCTCTCTGTGCGGGGGTCATGCCGCTGTACAGTTCCTCACCGGGCAGACGGCTCATGAGCTGATCTGCTGTGCTGACATCATAGGGATTAACAAGCGGAGGCTTGTAGCTCTCTGTCTTGAATCCGTTTTCCTTCAGCACCTTGCCGCCGGAACGGGGATGAACAAAGGCGGCCATGCGCCTGTCACCTTTTACAAGGTCGATGTCTACCCGCTCGGTTGCGAAAGTCTTTACATTCGTAAAGAACTTATCACGGAAGAATGTGTGAACAGCCGGTGCCTGTCTTACAACTTCCGCAAGATAACGAGGTGTGTAAATGTTGATCTCATTCATTGTTCTTGTCCTCCTTGGATTTTTCTCCTTTTGCTTTCTTTGCGGTATCAGCCTTTGCGGTTTCGGCTTTCGCCTTCTTGCCGTCATCAGTAGGCTTTACCGATGCGCCGTATGTTACCATAACATCACTCCTCCTCTAATGTAAGCCCGTGAATCGGAATGCGCATTGTCGCTGTCTCATACCCGCTCTTGCTTGCGGTAACGATGATCTCCTGTGCCGCATCCTCTATGCGGAATATGCATATTCCGTCAGAATCGAGCGTTGCGGCTCCGTGCTTGCCCTTTGAAAGCTGTACGGTTATGACTGCATCAGCCACATCCTCAACTTCAAAATGCAATGCAAGATAATTGCCGCTCTGCTCCGACACATCGCCGCTCCACCCGGTATAGCCAGTGACATATTTGAGCGTTCCCGAAATTCCGAACTCGCCAAACTCGATATCTTCCTGAAGATCAGAAACATATTTGCCGAGTAAGTCAAAGTCTGCCGCTATATCGGCATCAACCGACAGACCGCTCAAAAAGACGAGCCGCCGTCCTTGAGGAAAATGCCGATGTCACGCAACTTGATCTCAAGTCCAGCCGCTGTAACGCCTGTTTCAAGTACAAGAGCGTCAGCGAAGAACTCGCCTGTAAGGTAGATGACAGCATCATCGCCGGATGCTACATCGTCAGCAACGATACCATAAATGCCGGTGTCGCTATTTGCTGTGACCTTTGCCGCCTTGCCGTTCCCGTCAATCTTGACGGGCGCACCCTTCTTCAGTGCAGCAGCCGCCTCTTTGATTGCGGTTGCGATTCTGATGTTGGTGCTTGCGATCAGATATTCAGGCGTGCTTGTAAAAGTCTGCTTTGCTAAATCCATGCTCATTTTTTCGTCCTCCTTATGCTTTCTTTCCTGCGGCCTTGATTGCGTTCAGGAACTCGTCATCAACATTGTTGTTCGGCTGTTCCTGATTAACGCCGTCTGCGCCGCTGTTCGCTGCGTCTTTTGCCGTGCCGTTAAGGAAAGCCTTTTTCTTTGCTTCCTCGCTCTGCTTGGCGTTCTTGACCGCTGCCATAGCGTAGTCTGCTGCGCTGACAGGCTTCAAGAACTTTGCTTCGTTTGCCGAAGCCTCGAAACCGGGAATGCACATATCCTCGATATCATGGATACGCTGTCTTTCTGCGTTGGTGGCATTTTCCGCCGCCGCAGTCTCGATCTCGTTGACCAATTCGGGGTATGCTGTCCGAAGGTCATCAACGGTGTTAATTTCCATGTCCTTTTCCTCCTTGTTGGATGTTCTGGGCGTTTCCGCCTTGCCTGTATTCTTTACGCAACAACTGACAGCGGGGGATGTTGTCAGGTTGTTTTGTACAAATTCAGGAGCCTCGTTAAAGTTAAGGCTCGTTCCTATGCTGTTCACGAACAGTAAGCCGTTACGGTTTTCGATGATCGTCTCGCTATCGTCATCAATCAGCTCGTCAACGAATCCGTTTTCTTTTGCCTCTGCTCCCGTCCACCAGCTTGTAGCGTCCATCTGTGCTGCTACCTCGTCCTTGTCTCGCCCGGTCTTTTTGGCGTACAACGATATGATGTTTTCCCGGATAGCCTTGATAGCGTCAATGTACTGCTGCATGGTTTCAGCGTCCACATAGCCGCATATTCCCATCTTTACGGGGTGAATCATATATGTGCTGTCATTTGCCGCTATAACCTTTGAGCAATGACAGGCTATGATCGTGGCTGCGCTTGCGCATATTCCGTCAATCTTTGCCGTAACGGTTGCGGTATTCTGCTCTAACAGGTTGCCTATCGCCGTTGCGGCGAACACATCACCGCCCCCGGAGTTAATCCTTACGGTGATCTCGTTCACATTTCCGAGTGCCGATAATTCCTCCGAGAACTGTTTAGGCGTTACCTCGTCTCCCCACCATGAGGAATCTGAAATATCGCCGTATAAATAAAGCTCTGCGCTCTGTTCAGTCTGATTCTTGAACTGCCAGAATTTTCTTTTAGGTGTTGGCATCTTCACGCCCCCTCTCTTCCTGTCTCTGCGGTCTTTGTATCTGTGGTTGCGGGGCTGTCTGCGACTGCTGCCCCGTGCCGTTCACTATATCGTCAACCTCTTTCTTGCGTTTGGCTTCCGTCACACGGATTCTGATGTTGCGGTTATAATTGCCGCCCATCATGGTTGCCGTCTCTTCCTGCGCCGTACTGAAACCGGCATCCACTCTCTTGACTGCCGCATCAACTTCCTGTACGGGATTTAAGTTAGTCCTTGCGGGTCCGTTCCAATCACAGGCTGTATATGCTTTTTGATAGCTGACATCATCAAAGAATCTCGGTGCATCGACCCTGTTTCTCGCTACAGCCTCGGCAAACCACAGCTCATATATGGGCTTGCAGAAATCATCCACAAACCAATCACGCTGCATCTGACAGGTTCGCCAAAACTCATTGAGTGCGCCCCTTGCTGCGCTGTAGCTTGCTATAAACTGCTTAAACAGTACTTCGGGCGGTATCTCTAACGCCGCTCCGATCTGTCGTATCATGGCGTTTGTGAAAGCGTCATAGCCCGTATTCGGATGTTTCGGGTCTGCAAACTGTACATCCTCGCCCGGATTCAGACTGACTATCGCACCGGGCGCAAGCTCGATGCTGCTTTGGTCTTGACTGTCTATCAATTCTTCCGGCGGTAACAGTTCCCCGAACGGTCTACCGTCTGATGCTATTCCCTGTTTCACAAACACGGTAAACATCGCTGATAATACTGCTGCCGTGATCTCTGCGTCCGTGTACCGTCCTAACTGTTTGAGCGATTCTATGACCGGGGCAAGCATCGGAACGCCTCGCCTCTGTCCTACCCTCTCACGGGTCATGATGTGCAGTACATTTCTCCGGCCTGTTTCCTTGCCGTATGCCTCGACCCTCACCCATTCCATCTGTCCGG